GACTCGTAGTAGGGACGCTTCGTCACGCCTGGGTTCGCCTCGAACCGATAATGGATGGTGGGGTCCACCGACTCACTGGCCGTGTCGGCCTCGCTTCCCGCAAAGGCCATCCTCGTTGCTTGGGCTTGGTCGTGCGCGATCTCTCGCTCGTCGGCGATTTGCTGCCCTCGCCGCGCGAGCAGCCTCCCCCCTGATTGTACGGACGCCCCCGGCGTAGGTAGCCTAGATAGACTCACGCCAGATCCGGCAAGGCACTAAACTCGAACGAAGTCGGAGTATCGGCAGCACGAATGAATGTGGCTTCCCCTTGGCTATTCTTCACAAACATCACAGAGGACCGCCCGCCCGTGCCCTTGCCGACGAAGAACATGAGCCCACGCGCACCCTCGAATCCGCATCCGGCCGAGGTCTTGAACTTGATGAGGGAAGTGGTCTGCGTATCGACGGTAAGCGCCATGATCTCTCCCTATGCCGGCCGAGTGGCGGCAACTTCAAATGAAGTTTGAGCATCAGCGGCGCGCGTGTAACTCGACTCGCCTTCTGATGTAGCCGCTTGGGTGATGTCGCCATTTCGCAGGTACAGTACGGTAGACGGTCTAGCCGTAGTCGTCACGCCAGTCGTACCGACGCCGACGAAATACAGGAGCCCATCCATAGCGACTGCTCCGTATCCACCGCTAGTGACGAACTTAGTGAGGGGGTCATTTATCACGGGAGCGGGAAGCGCCATAATTCTCTCCTCAAGCCGGACGCGCGGCAGCGACGGTGAATGCGTTTTGATCGTCGTGCGGACGAGTATGCGAAGGCTTCGCCGTGCTGGTACGGAAGAATAAGCACGTCGATACGTTACTCGTCCCCTTGCCGGCGAAGAATAACGGACCATACGCGCTATGCGCGCCGCAGCCCTCGCCAGTCATCAGTGACAGGTATGTCATATCGGTTGCCCCGTTAGCCGTCCCTGTAACTATAGTCAGCGCCATAGAGCCTCCTCAATGCAGCGGTACCACCACACGACGTATCACCGCAACGCGCAACCACAAACCCCTAACCGCTACTCTCAGTCTGAGCAGCCTGTGCATCCACTTCACGGCCCGTGTGTCCCCCGCCCTGTTCTGACTTGTTCGCGGACCCCTCCGATTGCTGCGCTGGGGTCCCGCCGCGCTTCCCCCCCGACGCAGGCTTTGCCTCTGCTTCTGCCTGCATCATCTGCGCTTCCTGTAGCTTCAATAGATGCTGCATCATGTGCGCCATGCGGAACATCATCTGAACAGCTTTCGGGAGCGCCTTATATTCGTCGGAAATGCTCCATTCGTGGTGCCTATCCAGGTGGAAATCGTGAGGGTCTAGCTCAAGATCGGGCACTACAGTGAACGGAGGCAGCTGTGAAGGCGGCATCCTCAGGGCGCCCTTCTCGTCGAAGTTAGCCTTCGCGTACGCCACCACCTGATTGTGCTCCCAGGAGATATGGATATCCTCGGCATGCTTCCCGCCCATGAGCTTCTGAACGCCCATCGACTGCAGGCACTTCAGCCGCTCAACGGGGTTCGCGATATCTACCAAGCCGGCACTGATCGCCTGCTCCACCCCAGCCCGCTGCTCAAGCAGCGACTGAGGGAGCCCGGAGCCTGGCTCGACGTCGATATCGACTCCGCCGCTTAGATCCGCACGTTTGATGAGTACGACGCGCCAACGGGATTCCGCTCCCTGTATCTGGAAGAACGTCTCGTCCGGCGCGAATAGCCGGAAGATCTGGAACTGATGGCGAGCAGACTCGGCGTGAGACTGCTCCCATCGCCGATAGATAGAAGCCTGCCTGCCCTTGGCCGCGTTCTGCAAGATCTGCATCGCGTAGCCGCCTTCGACGTTCTTCGGACGATCGCCGGCACCGATCTCGTAGATGCCAGCGATGTCCCCCATCTCCTGATCTATCAACGGGATCTGCTGTACCGTCGTTGACGGTATGCGTGATCCGTCGATACGCTGCGGTACGGCTCCGCCACTCGCCAGCGTGTTGCCTCGAATAACCTGGCCCACCTCACCGCTAGGCGTTGGTACGTCCATCCCTTCTGGGATGAACCATACGCCATTCGCCATACGCGCTTCGTGGAGCTCCATACGAGCTTGCAGCCGATTCCGCCTCCGCTGTGGTTCCTTCAGGTGGTCGATCGGCCCGGTCGCGTAGTGGCAAGGGATGATGTCATCGGCGTAGTAGTGAGCGATAGGCAGGAACGGCCTACCACGCCTCTCCGTCGTGCCGCCGTGATACGGATAATCAACGTGATCCAACACGACAGACCCGTTGCCGATACGAGCCAGGCATCCGTCAGGGAAGTCCTTGTCCGGCAGGATATGGAAATCATCCACCAGTACCGCGTTCTCGAACCGCATCGCGGAGCTAAACCCGAGGCTGCTTGCCCCTGGCGTCAGTCGGAGCAGACTCTGGAGGTACGACATCCCCGTATCTTGTGGCGTGCCATCCTTCCCGAGCCGTCCTTCCATCTCCGGCCAGCGCGCGTACGCCCACTCGCACGCACGCATGCGACGGAACATCGCCTTCGGCTGATCGCGCATGAGAGGGATCGTACCGTCCACCCACATCTCGAACGGCGTCGCTAATTCCGTGTACACCGTCCCTCGCGGCACGGACTGCCCCTTCGTCGGGGACTGCATTAGCGGCTGCCCGTCCTGCGGGCACATGCCACCGGAGGATTGTGCCTGATCGGCGGGGATCGACTCCTCGGGATGACCGGGACAGACCCAGTCCGCTACCCAATCTATCGGGCCTCCATCGGCATCGTAGCCTGCGACCTTGTAGGCGTTGTTGTAGAGCAGTACCGCCTTCGACAAGCGGAGATTCAAGTCAGCCGCGTAACAGGTGCGGTCGAGGTACTGCAGCACCATCTGCGCGAGATCCGCCGTCACCCGATCCTCGTCGGTATCCGTACCCGGACGGAATTGCAGCATGGGATCTACGCGGCAGAGGCCCGAGTTCAAGCTGTTGATGATCGAGAAGATCTTATTGGTGACAGGCTGCGGCGTGGATTTCTTGATGAATAAATTACGAAAGCCGCGCGTCGCCGCATCGTACTTCTGCCAGTGGTATCCCTTGTAGTGGAGGGCGTTATCGTACGCCTGCCTGACCACTTCATTGCGAGAACCGCGCAGCCGCGAGACGAAGTCTGCGTGCGCGGATAGGATCTTGTCTTCAATGTCAGTGCGCGGCATCGTCCGGCTCCATCGCGAGTGGGTCAATCATCGCGTCTTCCATCGTCTTGAATCGACTCTCCGGGTGATTGAATGAGACTTCCGAGAAGTCGTCATCGTCCAACTTCCGCAGGAACTGGGTGTCCGCTTCACGCTGATGCGCGACTGCGGCGCGGCCCGCAGCGGTTACACCCCCGTGACCCGCGTACGCGAGTAGCTTGTCCATCATCTCATCCCCGCGCCTGACGGCTTCCACGCACTCTGCGTTCTTGGCAGTGAGTTGCGCGCGGAGTTCGGAGCAGAGGGACTTGTACTCATCGGCTACTCGCCGGAGATCACGTAATACTGTTTCAGCTTTGGTCATAACTCCCCGATCAGTGGTAGAACTCTGACTTCCCGCCTTTCGCTTCGTTATCTAACACCCGCCACGCCCTGCGAGATAGGCGATCGAGCGATATCCGATCCGCGTCCTTCTTCTGGGTAGCCATAACATGCGCTCGCGGCGTATGACCCGGCGCATAAGCCAACGGCCCCGCGGCGGAGAGAGCATCGGAGACGTCATCGTACTCAGCCGTTGGGAAATCTAGCAATTCTTCCTCTAATGCCTGGATGCCTTCTTGAATGGTGGCGCTCCCGTTGGCCCGGTGGAGGATCATGCCGTTCGCGTAGCGCGGCATGAGCCCCTTGATGCGCTCCTCCTTGGAAGCACTGCCACCCTTCCAGTCGATGAGGTTGAAAAACCTGTTTCGGCGCTTAAATTCGGTGATGAAGATGTGGCGGAACAGGATCTGCGCCGCTCTCTGCTCAAGAGCGATGAATTTCGGCTGAAAGTAGTCCGCCAGCGTGAAAACCTCGTCGACAAACCGCTCGACTGACCACCTGGCCCTCACAACGCGCGCCACGTACCATGAATTATCGGGACCGACGAGCAAAACCACCAGGCCGAGGTAGTCCGTGGCGCGTCCAGACGCGGAAGCGCCTGCTCCACCCACTGTTCTCCCGGTATTGGGGTCGATAAAGAAGAATACGTTGCAGTCGGTGGCCTTCAAGGTACGCCCCGGCCTCCCGTCCGCGTCCAACTCGGTGATGTTGTCGCCTACTTGGTCGTATCCCTTGAACCACGAGCGCCTAAACCCGTCCTTCGTGTCGTCCCTGGGCGCGTTTTCGTACCAGGCGGAGAACAGATACGGATTCCGGCGCTTCAGGGACAGCGCCGCCTCCTCATCCGTCCTCGAAAACACGAGTTTCCCGTCTTCCTTCCAGGCCCGCTGTGCCACAAGGGCGTTCGGATGTGCCCGGCGCATGTGTGTGATGACGTCATTGAAGCCCCAATGCGTTGCCGCGATGCGGAGCGGTGCCCCCTTCAAGAGCATGGGCGTCAAGTTGTCGACACTTTCTCGGATCTTCTGAATCTGAGAAGCCAGTTCCGGCTTTCCCTGCGGATCATCGAGGCAGGCGAACGTGAAGTGTCCTCCCGTTACGCCTGCGCCTACCCCCGAAGCCTCAAGCGACGCATCCGTGTAGGAACCCTGACGGCGGACCGTAATCATATTCTCGGTCCACTTCTCACGTTCCTGCTTTGTCGGAATGATGTCCCCATACAACGCCAGGAACCACTTGCCATGTGGCCCGTGCCCCTCGAATCGCGACTTGATTACGGACAGGATCTTCACGGCAAATGCATAGCTGTAACTGAAGATCAGCCCGCGCTCCTCCTGGTCGCGAACCAACCGCCACGCAGAGTACGCTTGCGTGAGCAGCGTGGTCTTGAGCGACCCGCGTGCCAGCAACGCCATCCTGACGTTGCCATAGATCCGCCCGTTGTGATTTGTTCCCGATGCGACCTGCCATGCATACGCTAGATCGGAGTGGAGTGGAGCCTCGAGCCAATCGAATCCGAAACATCGCCGGCCGAAGAAGAACAGATCCTCTTTTCCGCGTAGCCGCGTATACTCGACGATCTCTTCCTTCGTCAGCGGCTCGCCCGCGTCGTGTTTTGCCTGCAGTGGCGCGAGTGCTGGCGTCATCCAGAACCGATACGGCGCCGTCGGAGGCACGACGCGCTCATCTTTGAGCTTTCGAACGGTCATCAACTGACTTACTAGACCCACCCTGAAGGAAGAAAACCTGGATTGACTCTCTTCCAATTACCGATAATCATACCCCCTCCGATGCTCCAACCGTAATCGCCAGCGGTCTCTGCCGGGCCTCGATGATCGCGTCATC